TGACAAGCTTTACAGTAATAAAGGATAGGAGTGTCCATAGTATATATGGAGGCTAAGAAAAAGGTTGAAGAGTACGTTCGTCTGAACCCCGCAGACTCTGCGAAGCGTTCGTTGAGTAGTCGCATGGCCGCCACGGAGAAGGCACTTAGGGCTGAAAAAGTTCCCTATAGGTCTGATTGTGACTCGGAGAAGTTCAAGGACCGACTCACAAATTGGGAAGGGGAAAAGGACAAAAACTTTGATTGACAACCGGAGCTAACATAACAGTTTTTGTGTGTGAATTTTTCGAGCTTCATCCCACCTACCGGACATCTCGATTAACCTCTTCGTCTGCACTTTCATTTTAAAGAGTGACTGACCGTTTCGTAAATTCTTAAAGGCATTCTCTACTGTTTTGTTCGTGATGGTCACACGACCGACTTTGTAACGCCTGAGTTCATTCTCTACCTCTGCGAGTCTGCTCTGTAAACTGAGGATGGTCACCTTGTGCTTTTTGATTTTTGGGTCGCTCTTGAGTGCCTTGATGATACCTTTCTGTTTCTTGATTTTCGCATCTTTCTTCTTGACGACCTTGTCTATCTCGATGATAAACTTGGAGACTTTACGGGACGACTTCACCATTTTACATACTTTTTACTTTTTCGTTTTCTACTTAGGTACTCTCATGCGTTCGTGATTCAGATCGGGGCAACACTGAGCATTTCCATCATACGTCTTGTTACACGCTCGACAATGGACCATTGTCCTATTGTTGTTGTTGTTACTGTTACTGTTACTATTACTGTTGTTAAGATCGAGGAACTTGCTCTTGGGACGGATATATTTGGGAACAGTTTTGACATTTTTATTGTTGATGTTCATTCTGGTACCAGTAACCGAAACTGGTTTTACAAAAGCCGCAACTGGGTGATAATTTCTGAGACCGTTAGAATTCTCCGTGAAAAGAGCACCTCTACCCGTCATTTTGATACGACGGCCCTTGGTATCGAGGTATAATGTAGGTCCTGCGGACATTTTATTGAATGCGTTACGAGCATTTTTCGCAGACATGTGTGTTTATATAGAGTACTATTTAATTCCCGAAAGCAACACCAGCCATACCATTCTTGATACGAAGAATGTTATAGTTAACCGCGTAGACACGGTGAAGCTGGTTACCGCCAGTGGGACTGGTCAGAGTAAGCTTAGCGTTATCGATACGAGAGAAGTTTAGGGAACCAGTGGGTTGCATTTTGCTCATGGTGAGACAGAAGGGCCACGAGTAGATAGGAAGATCGTCAAGGATACTATCGGGAAGATCCGTGCAATGCATCTCAGGGACGACATCGTGATGGTACACGTTGGAGGTGTTTTCGAAGAGGGCCACACCGTTGATGTAGAGAGAAGATGTAGCGAAGTTGTATTCATCAGCCCAGTTGTTACCCGAAGCTTGACCAGAAACGAGATGAAGAGACTTCACGGGGTGGTTGAAGTAACTCAAGTCAATATCAGTATCCGTGTTGGAGGCGAGTTGATGTTGGGTCTGGGTGATGAGAAGTTCGTGGTCAGTATCGGTAAAGTATTTACGCTCATCCGTGTCTAAGTAGATGTAGTTACCATATACCTTGGGGGTGCTACCAGGAGTGAAACCATCACGGCACTTGATACGAATTTCGACGTCGTGGTACTGGAGGGCCACGAGAGGAAGTACTTTGGTCCAGTCTTCACCGAAAAAGAAGGGAATCATGTAGTGGTTACCCGTGTGATTATCCTTGCGGGCATTGGTGCTGACAGCGAAAGACGCCTTCGCACTCGTGTCACGCATCAAAGGGTTATGAACACCTTGGATGTAGAGTGAATCCAATTGAGACACCTTCTGACCACCAATCCACAAAGCGAACTCTGTGGGACTGGCGGCATTGTTGGAGTAAAGACCACTCGTGTTTTGTTGAACCTCAGCAATACCATCGGCCTCGATCCAGATGTAGCTCATGAGATCACCCTTAGAACGGATGGGGATGGAAACTTCGTTGGAACTGTCGAAGGTGCCGATGTAATCCATGCGCTCAGCCTTCATGGCGAAGTTGGTGTATCGCTTATAGTTCTGGCGAAAGAAGCTGACCTGGGGATCACCAGTGATGTACACATCCTGGGCCCCCACCGACACGAGCTCAATTAAAGCAGCAGACATTTATTAATAAATGATATTAAAATTTTGGCTCATTATAAACATATGGTGGTATTCCAAGCTCTGACTTGGGAGGCGCGGGACGTGGATGATGAACACATGATCAGTATAGTAGGTAAAACTGAAACAGGTAAATCGGTCTGTCTGACGACTGTTTTTGAACCGTACTTCTTTGTAAAGTTGCCGAGAGGAGCGACTGACCGCGATGTTCGTCTCTTGTACGATGACCTGAATAAACTTCGCCCAGATCACGTGACGAGTTATAGTGTCACACAGAAGAAGGATGTATGGGGATTTCAAAATAATGAAACCTTTGCCTACATGCGCCTAAACTTCAAGACCCTCGCGGATCGCCGGAAGGTAAATTCAGTGTTTGTGTATAACCGCGAATATAGTAAGTATCATGTATATGAATCGAACTTGGATCCTGTCCTGAGATTGATGCACCGCACGGGTATCCAATCCACCGGGTGGCTCGATACTGGGAGTGTATGTGTTCGGTCACATCTCGCGAAGGTTGATATCGATCTTTGGTGTAACGATTGGAGAACTCTAAAACCAGTGGAACGGGATGATATAGCACCATTTGTCGTAGCTTCGATTGATATCGAGTGTAATAGTTCAACTGGAAAGTTCCCGAGTCCCGATGTTCCTGGTGATGCGTGCTTCCAGATAGCTGTTTCACTGTGTACATTCGGAAACGATGAGCCTTATGAGAAGGTGTGTCTTTGCTACAAGAAAACAGAGGGACCTGACGTAGTGAGTTTTGATACAGAGAGGGAGATGCTCGAGGCATTTCAGAAGTACATACACGAAAAGGATATCGATATCATCACGGGTTGGAATATCTTTGGGTTCGATCTTGAGTATATTTATAAAAGGGCACTTCTGACCAATTGTGATGAAGAATTTTTCAAATTGGGAAGGTTACACGAACCATCGAGTGAACTCCTGTTGAAGAAATTGAGTTCGAGCGCCCTCGGGGACAATTTTCTGAAACTTTTGCCCATGACTGGGCGATTCATATTTGATATGTTCCATGAAGTGAAGAAAGGGTACAAACTCGACTCGTATAAATTGAATGAAGTTTCAAAATTGTACCTAGGAGATCAGAAGATCGACATGTCCCCGAAGGAGATGTTTGCTCGGTACAAGGAGGGTGATCCAAAAAAGTTGGGTGAAGTCGCAGAGTATTGTATCAAAGATACCCTACTTCCACATAAACTGGTGAAAAAGTTGTGTACGCTTCTAAACCTTCTAGAGATGGCGAAAGCGACATGGGTTCCCCTTTGCTTTCTCGTCGAGCGTGGTCAGCAAATCAAGGTATTCAGTCAACTCACGAAAAAGGCAAGAGAATTGGGATACATGGTTCCGACGATCAAGTACGGATCTCTTCCTGAAGAACCGTATGAAGGTGCGACTGTTCTCGACGCACAGAAAGGTGCGTACTATACACCGATCACAGCCCTAGATTTTGAAGCGTTGTATCCATCGATCATGATGGCACACAATTTATGTTACTCGACACTCGTGATGGATGAACGACGCTATGGGAATATACTTGGGGTGAAGTACGAGTCCTTCAAGATTGGTGAAAAAACATACAAATTTGCGCAAGATGTGCAGAGTCTTTTACCCGCGATTCTTCTTGAGCTCAAACAGTTTCGTAAAAAAGCGAAGAAGGATATGGCGGCTGCGACGGGTGCTATGAAAGAAGTCTATAATGGTAAGCAACTTGCCTACAAAGTATCTATGAACTCTGTGTATGGTTTTACTGGTGCTGGGAAAGGTATTCTCCCATGTGTGCCAATCGCGTCTACGACGACGTGTAGGGGTCGTGGTATGATCGAGGAGACGAAAAAATATGTGGAGGCAAACTTCCCAGGTGCGAAAGTGAGATACGGTGACACCGATTCAGTGATGGTCGAGTTTGATGTAGGTGGCCGAACGGGTGAAGAGGCTGTAAAGTACAGTTGGGAGATTGGTGAGAGGGCGGCGGCGGAGTGTAGCGCACTGTTCAAGAAACCAAATAACCTGGAACTCGAGAAGGTCTATTGG